GACAACAAAATCCGCCATTACCAGCGGGTGCCATTCACCAACGCCGTCCACCACGAAAAGCAGATTGCCCGCCGCAGCTGTTCCATCCGTCCGGCTATATAACGAGCCCGCGACCGGCCATTTGGTCGGATCGGTTATCGCTGGCGGATCGCCTTCACCCCTGCTCCAACGGCGTTGGATTTGCCCAAACCATCCCCGCCATGGCACGCTCACCTGTCCGTTTTCGTCGATCAGCGGCTCGACCGGCGTCGGAAGGAACAAGGCTGTATTGCGACGGCCCGACATCAGGCCGATGCCCCCGCCGGAGCGGCGGTTGGCGCGTCACCAACCTCGGCGTCTATCCACGCGCCTTGCAACGCGATCATCCCCGACGCGCTCCACGACAGTTCCCATACCCTGTCTCGCGCGAGGCCAAGACGCTGCCATTGCAACGATGTCAGGTAGTCGCCACCCCCCGGGATATCACCAAACGATTGCGTGACGTAATTACCCCAGGTGTGACCGCGATCGTCCGACCAGCGCAGAGACAAGGTCGTATCCGGCCCCGTAGCCGTGCCGGTCTCGATATCCGCCAGAAACTGATGGTAAAACACCCGCCGGCCATCTTGCACCATGTGCGGAAACGACCGGAGCCGCTGGATCGGCGCCCCGTTGTCGGTGAACAGGGTCGGATCGAGTTGGTAAATATTGCCGTTTTGCCAGTCGCCAACGACCAGAGTTCCGTTCGCGATCCATGACGACAGCGGCGTGCCCTGGATCGCGGCGAAACAATTCGCCCGATGACGATGGGAAAGCCCCGTCGCGGGGTCCCGCCACGCCCATTGATGCCAGTGCCCCGTCGTGATGTCATAAACCCAGGTGACGTCCTGGGTCGGAAATGTAAGCACGTACATGGTGTGCCCGAGATATTGGCAGCAAAACCCAATGGCGTCGTAAATAACCGGATATTTGCCTATTTCGGCCTCTATCGCATACGTGGAAATTCGTTTCGTCTGGTAACCGGAGCCGGTCAGCACGATGCCCTGGCCGGTGCGATCGGAGCTTAGCCAGAACACACCACTGTCATAGCCCGCGACGCTGTAGATCGCGGCCACGCCATGGTCTATCATCACATCGGACTGCGCCTGGAACGGAAAATCCGGCGCGCCGACATCGGACCATAGTTCCGTCGTCTTGTCGCCGATCAGCCAGATATTGCGCCGGGACACGATCAGGCTGCGTAGCAGGTCGCTGTAGGCTACTTTATTCGCGAGCCATAACGGATCGAACGTCAACGCCATGAAGTCCGACGAATAGAACTGCGGCGTCGCGGTCTTGTTGAACAGGAAATACCCGTCCAGGTAATCAACGCGGTCGGCGCCATAAAAGTTCGGATCGGTGATCGCACTTAACAGAAACGGCGTCGTAAGCGGCGCGTGCCAGCCCGCGTTGGGGCCTCCGGCGCCCCCTATCGTGCCGTCCACGAGGACCATGTCGGTGCCGTTATCGGCCATGGAAACTGGGTTCGTCCGGCCGGCGGTAATGCCCCCTATATTCGCTGCTGACGACCAGTCGGGGCTGTTGACGAGGAAGACGGTTGAGCCGGACACGACGTGAATCAGCCCGTTGGACGCCTGCCGGATGCCCCGGATTGGACCCGATCCGAGCGTGCCGAGCAGCCGCAGCCCTGGCGTCGGATAATGCGCCGCCGGCATCGGCTCGCCCTGCGCCTCGGGCATAGGCTCCGAGTATAAATTGAGGCAGCGCTGCGCCGAGGCAACCACGCTGCGCGCCGTGTACGCCCCGCCGGTAAGAGCGATCCTCATTCCTGGCCGCCTTGTCTGAGCGCGTCAGGGCCATCCGTCTGGGTCGCCGCCATGCACTGCCGCTGGACTTCCGCGATCAGCGGGTCCGCGATGCGCTTCGGTATTTCATACAACCCCATGATGACGACGTTCCACTGGTGGGCTTCCAGCGTCACCGCGATCTTGTCGGTGGGGGTCATGCCACGCGTACCATAAGCACGCTTCCGTTGCGATACATAGCGCCGACCGGGACTCCGGTGGTGGCCGCCGCAGCGTCATTGGCCGCATTGAGCACGTAGGGGATAATGAAGCCATTCACGTCCATGGTAAGTCCCGCCACGCTGCCGCCGCTCACTAGCTGCATGCCGCTTTCGTACGCAGGCGGGTTCCAGATGACCTGCGAGAACAGTGTGCCACCGGTCATTGCCTGGGGCGTGCCATCGACCCGCAGACCGAGACGGACCGACGCAGTGGTCCACCCCGTGCCAGTCACATCCCTGGACGACCAGCATTGCAGCCGCAATAGATTAGTGTCGATATAACTCTGCGCTTCCCACAATAGGGTGGTGGTTGGCGAACCGGCCCATATTGCCGGCGATGCATCGACATAGGCGTTGAAGACGTTCGCGATTATCGCGGCTTTATTGGCGGCAATGTTCAACCCAAAATCGGTGTAATCTACGATGATGCCGTTCGGAAAGCTGGACATCTTTAAGCCGTAGCTATCGGCAGTCGGCTTCGCGGCGTGTATGCCAGTATATTGCATCGAGAGGCCGGTAACCGAAATCTCGTAGTCCGTGGTGCCGTAGTTGTAATAGTCGAACTCCATGCCTTGGAGCGTTTTGATTCGGCTATCCGGTTGGCCTACCGGGTCGGCCCTCATGACGATATTGCCGCCGAATACGTTGGTATGAGCGCCGCAATAGGCGGTGGCATCTACTGCCCCAGGCTCAAGCGTACTGACAGGCGGCACCTGTCCGGCCGCCGTATGCCCACTGCCAGGAACGGTCCATCCGACCACCGTAATCGATGAACCGTTAGCCGCCCAACCGGTAATATAGGAGCAATATTGGTTCGTCGGTCGGTAGCCGTTAGGTACAGCAGGCGTGGTGCTAACAGTGGTGTCGATTGAGTTGGTCATCACCCACATATTCTTGCGCAGCACCTGCATCTGCGCAGGCGACAGATTGACGCTCGGGTAGATATGCGACGCGTCATATGTAACGTTGTGCAGCACAAGCGGGGGAGGTGACGCCTGAACTTCGCTGTATAGGGTCACGAGATCCAAACCGCCATAAGCAGCCATGGCCGAGACGCCGGCCTCGAAGCCGCCATTCACGCCGGCGCGGCTGGATGACAGCGGAAGTGTGGTGCTCACCAGGCTAAGCAGCGTCCCGGTGTCGTAGTAACCATATGGCATACCCCGGATCGTCATGCTGCCGGTCAGTGCATAGCTGTCTGGCGACTGGTAAATGTCGTCACCTGGGAAACTCCTCATCCCGTAGGTGCCGGTAATTGGATTGATCGCCGCCACGGACGCGCCACCGTTGAGCGCGGCGTTAAGGTCGGCCGCGTAGAGAATATCACCATCGACCCATGGATAACCGGTGGTCGAAACGCCAGCGCCGGGGATAACGGGAGGACCACCAAGCATCGGCGTCACCACATCACTGGCGCGGTTGCTCCTGGGAAACCGCATCAATCCATTCATTGTCAAAATCCTTCTAGCTCAGCACGCTGGAGCCGCCCGTCGTCCATGCCTGATTGAGACCGGCGCCGGACCAACTCGACACATCCCCACCGCGCGATCCGCTCAGCGCCGCCGGCATGCTCAACAACGGTATCTGGCTGTTGGTCAGCTTGATCGTTTCGATACTGGCCCGCGCCTGTCCGGCGAGAAATGGCGATATCTGGCCGCCCGAGGCGACGATGATACGACAAGCAAGATTATTGACTATCGCATCGACATACTCGGGCGGCACGCCCAACAGATCGTTCACCGACACATAACTCGGCAGCGACGCTTTGACGATCACGTGCATGCTGTATGCATTCGCCGGTGGCACCGGCCAGAAGAACAACCGCCCGACCGGAAAGCTGCTATCATAAAACACAGCCCCCGGTATCGATTTCAGATCCTTGATGGCTATCCGCGACCAGTCCTCTTTCGCCTCGATGATATGTAGCGGAATATCGACTTCGTTGTGATGCTGTGGCCCATACATGCCAAGCGGGAATGGCAGTTGTTCCGGCAACACATCCTGACCGGCACCGGCCAAAAGTATCCGAACCCATGCCGCGTGCAATTTGTCGGGCCGCGCCGTGTCGAAATCCTGCCCTGGCCCGATGGTATAGAAATTGGCGCCTGTCGAAGTCAGCGCGACCTCATCCTCATTCCAGATGAGCCACCGCTTACGCTGCCACGCCGCGAGCATCATCACCAGCAATGAAAAAGCATCGCTCACATCCTTGCTGTTGCTCGCCACGCCCTGCGCGTCGGTAACGCGGCCAGCCATGCGTAGCGCCAGGAAGAGGGCCTGCATGACGGTTTCCGGCACGCCACCATGGGATGGCATGATCTGTTGCTGGTTAATGGCCTGGACGAGTTCCAGCGCCCGCGCGGCGCGGTCAAGCAATTGCTTCGGCACTTCCGTCCCGAACGCATCGCGCAACCTGACGGCGAGATTAAGCACGATCGCGTTCCGCATTCCGGGCTCGAACGTCAGAGCGGCCGACGGGTCCGTTATCGTCGGGATCGCGCCAGGGATGACCCGCACGGTGCGTTCCCGCCGCCATTCGTCCAGCATTTCGTTAAGCAGCGAGTGCGCGTCGGAGACATCCTGTGAGGTCTGAAGCAGACCTTGCCCGTCGTTGACCCTGCCGGCCGCTCTGAGCGCCAGAAACAGAATGCCATACCCCG